GTGGCTATCGCCAGTGCGTAACCGTGGGGAGTCTGAATCCCATGCCAGACTTTAAGCCCGCCGAAGGCAAACAATCTATCGTGTCGCATGATGGCAACATCGGCACGACTGATGCAAGGCAGAGCACATGGTGCTGCACACTGACACAGTCCGTTGAATCGGGCTGGGGTCAGTGACACTTTCCCAGTTTCTCCCAACTTCTCCCAGTTTCTCCCACTTTCTCCCCTATTCTCCCATAATAGAGAGAATAGAGTAGAGAGAATAGAAACAATAAACTAACAGAAGAAAGGATCAGTTATGTTTGTTACTAAGATAGTGAAGATCGGCCCAACCCTGTATCGGGTGAGGGCATACATTGACGGCAAGTTCAGTAGGCACTGGACACAAACGGTTAAGGGTAGCCTATGGGATGCGAAGCAGAGAGCCAGTAAGAACGGGGCTCACTACGCCTGTCTCAACGATCCCTTCTGGGACTACCTAGGGAATCTCAAGTAGAGAGATAGAAACAATAACTAACTAATGAAAGGATTGGTTATGAAGATACATAAGGACATCAATGACATCAAGTTCACCAGAAGAAACAAGAACTCGGAAGGTGAAGGGTTGGAAGTCTCCGAGCCTATCGTGATGGCATCTGCTGCTGGCTGGTACGTGGGTGCAGTCTACAAGGAGCCGGAGTGTGACGGAATGATTGCGCCCTATCGCAGGGACACTCACTACGTAGCAACGCCTGAAGAAGCAGTGGAACTGCTGAAGGCATTCGAGAAGGATGAAACGCCTGAGCCTACGGGGCCGTGGGCAACACAGGATGACTACATCTAATCAAGGAGGACAAATGAAAAAACTACTAACAACCATCGGGCTTGTGATTGTGTCTCACAATCTACAGGCAGTTAACAACGTGTCGTGGAATCTTGTCGAGGCAATCCGACAAGTGGAATCGGGAGGACGCAACGTCTCCGGTGACCACGGCATGGCACGGGGTCAGTGGCAATTCTGGGCCATAGCGTGGAAGGATGTGAGCATCGTCCGCGCAAGGCACAAGCTGCCGACCCATTCATATGACTTCGCATGGAAGGAGGGATACGCTCGTGTGTATGCACACGACTACCTTGAAATCCTGAGGGGTCGCTTCATAAAAAAGACAAGGAGGGAGCCGAGTGTAGCGGAACTATGGGCAGTCTGGAATACAGGGCTGGGCAAGTTCTTCGGGGATCACGAAGGAGACTTCGACAAGATTCCTCTACGCACTAAGCTAAACGCAGCAATCATAGAAAATATGTTAAAGAAAATGGAAAGGGAAACCAATGGAAGATGAGTTCGATATAAATCCCGATGTGCTTGAGCGTAACGTGTGCGGGTGCAAGGTGTGTCAGGTGCATTGCGCCGTGATGCCTAGCTTCCTGTTGCCTGAGGATATAATCCCCTACATGGTGGTCACCGACTTCCTCCCAGAAGGAGAGGAGGCAGAGGTCACCATCGAGGAGGTTATGCCGTGGGCTAAGGATACCCTACTGGCATCGGACGGGACCTATGTGCGTGTACCTGACTCAGATCAAATAGTCAGGATACCCACGCTCGTCCCTGCCTCACGCAAGAACGGCTCGTGCGTCCACTTCAACCAGAAGAGCAGGTTGTGTGGCATACACGAGGACGCACCTTTCGGGTGCAGGATGTTTAGCTGCAGCATGGAGGAGCAACGGGCTAATGGCTTGAGCTCATTCGCTGCGGCGAGACTGGCTAAGATGTGGGACACAGTCCATACGGACGTTGAGAAGCTCAACGTGGCTGAAGGATTGTATTCAGCAATCTGGCTCGGGCTGGATCAGGAAGGACACAAGAGAAAGAGAACCACGATGGCACTCCGCAAAAAAGTGGAGAAGGCTATCGACAAAATAAGGAAGGAAGAAGAATGAGTAATGATGAACTGATGGAGAAAGTAATAGAACTCGCAGCAACCTTCCGAGATGAAGGGGGAGCGGGTGTGGAGTTTGTAGCTTCAACTATGACCGCCATCGGCAGCATATGCGGAGCGTGCAAGTTCCCTAAGGAATCCGTCAAGGATATAGCAATGGCGGGGCTTGACACGGGCTACAAAGGCCGAGAGGAGTTCGAGTCTGAGACAGCATGGTCGCTAAGGAAGGAGGAAGAAGAATGAGAAACCAACAAATATTCTACTCACCTGAAATGCGCTGCGATCTAACAGCGGAGCGCGAACGTAGTAACTGGGCTGAGGCAGCGGCTTCGCTGCCCAGCAGAAAGGAAACCAATGAATCAGAACGGAACAATCCTGTGGCAGGACAGGAGCACGGTAGTGATACTGACGGGGCTGAAACGTCCCAGTCGTAACAAGGCAACGGGTGCTATGCTGCAGGTCTTTATCCTGTACAAGCACAAGCATCCGGTACTGGCAGCACGGGGAGGATTGGACAAGCACGTATGCGGCAACTGTCCTCGACGTCCCTACCTCGTGAAACTCAAGAAGGATCGGGGGCTGGACACTCCCCGCAAATGCTACGTCGAGCTGGCTAAGTCAGTCGGTGCAGTATGGGAATGTTTCAAGCGTGGCAGCTATCCCGTGTGGGACAAGGACACGACTCCCTTCGATGGCAAGCTCATCAGGTGGGGGGCTTATGGTGGGCCGGAGAAAATCCCTGTCGGAATCGTCAGGGAAATCTCTGCGGCAAGTGCTGGCTGGACAGGCTACACTCACCAGTGGGAGAACCCTGCCGTGGACAAGTATCGGGAGTTCTTCATGGCAAGCACTGAGTCTGAGGCTGAACACCGGAAGGCTAAGGGGCTGGGCTGGATGTCCTTCCGCGCATTGCGTGAGCATGAACGGCTCGTGCGTGGGGAGGAGATGTGCATGAAGAGCAAAGAACACGAGGAGGCTTGCGGCTTCACGCTGGACTGCGCTAGCTGCCTGAAATGTAATGGCAGAAGCGGAGACGTGGGCATCAAGGAGCATAACTAGAATCACACCCTGAAGGTCGTGACCACGAACGGTTGGCCTGACGGGTATAGCAGAAAGGAAATAATATGGGAAACCGTATTATGGGAAACGGTGTCAGCTCTAACTCGCTCGATATATTCGAGGCGTTACCTGACCCAACATCAATGGGGCCGAAGCATTATCCCATCAGGGATGATCTATTCTTCACAGTGCTGGAGGATAACATCGTGCCTCAGGGATGGACGATAACCAGCAGGGAATACCTGTTGGACTATAACATCGACACGAAGAAACCGGAGGAGCGTCCGAGATGGAACTCCTTCTCACTGTACGGGCTTGAGTCTGAGACTCAGGATTACTCCCGTGTGGTCGCTGGTAGAAACTCCAGCACGAAGCACTTCAGTGGACAACTGGGGGCTGGCAATAACGTAACAGTCTGCGCCAACCTCATGTTCTACGCTGCAGTAGTCGTGGGAAGGAAGCACACCAGACACATGAGGCGCGACCTGCCAGTGCTAATGAACAAGGGGATGTCCCGCATCTCGGAGGAGTTCGTCAATCAGGATAGGCGCATCGAAGCCTACAAGGAGACTGACCTCACCGAGAAGGATGCCGACCATATCATCATGGAGGCACTTAGAATGGAGGCTGTCCCCTCTTCGCAGATCACTGCGTGGGAGGAAGAGTACCGTGAACCATCACATGAGGAGTTCGAGAGTAGGACCGCATGGTCCCTTCAGAACGCCTTCACTGAGGTGGGGAAACGCTGGCCGTTTCATACCATGCAGAATCGTACCTGCAAGTTGACGGGCGTAATGGACACACTACTGGGTGTGACTCCGGTCAAGACTGACCTGAGCAACATCGAGGGAGTGGAAGACGTGGAGGTAATCACCGACACGATGTAAAAGAAAAGAGAGGGTGGGGGGAAATCAGAAATGAAACCCCCACCCCCTCAGCTTTAAGGAGGTCTGCAGATTGTGCAGAGGACTCAATGTACACTGTGTACACTGCAGAGAAAGGAAAAGTTATGGCATTGAAATTGACAAGGATAAGGGAGTTCGAGCTCTACAGGGGGATCGGCTGCGTGGTGAGGGACAAGGGTAAACCTAAGAACCTCATCCTGACAATACATCCTGAGGGACATTTTACCCTCAGGCCGAAGGGCACTCGCAGGGATGGCGAGGCTGAAATCACGGGAGTATTCTCTCGTGTCTACAATGACCTTATGATAAGGAGATGCACATAATATGGCAAAGGATGATAACATAACATCCGGTGAACCGGAGGAGAGAAAGATGGCAGAGGAGTGGGTTGGCAGGAGTTCCGATCAGATTCGGGATGACGCAGTTCAGGACTGGCATCAGCGTGCCCCGTTAAAATATAACGAGGGGCAGAAACAACACGGGGGTAACCTTGATGACAGGGCTGACCTTATCGGAGAAGCAAAGAACGAGGCAATCGACCTGTGGTTCTATCTCTGTTCAGCAGAGAAAGAGAGACAGGACTTGCTTGATACAATCCATCGGCTCAAGAAGGAGGTCGGACACTGGCGGGATATTGCATCGCGTTAGCTTCTCAGCTTCACGACAATCGCCACTGCAGCTATGCCTGTTATCACCGCAGCAAAAGTGTGCAGGATAGACAGACCAATGAGCAGTAAGTTAATCATCTCATAGTTCATACCTGTTAGACGAATAAGAGGGGGGCAACCATGCAACAAAAAGACACGGGGCTGTTTATAGATATGCTAATAGTTTTTATACTGGTTACAATTATTATTAAATTAGTTCTTGCATAGGTATATTCTCTCTATTATCATCCATACATATGGCTGAGGAGAGACAGGACGTTGCAATAATCACGGCTAAGGATCGCACCGGAAACCCGAATGTCCAGAGGAGGATGACCTCCCTGCGGCTACTGCCCGAAACATTTGACAAGCTGGATATGCTGTCGCGTGAGACGGGGAGGAGCAGGAGGGAAGTCATTGAGAAACTGGTAATGATGGCAGAGGTGGGAGCCTATGACAAAGGCGATTAACAGCCGACAGAAGGGTGCTCGTGGAGAGCGTGAATGGAGGGATCATCTCATAGCTAACGGCTATGAGGCAAGGAGGGGACAGCAGTTTAGTGGCAGTCCTGACTCCCCTGACGTAGTGTGTAACCTGCCGTTTCATTTTGAAGTGAAACGTGTAGAGAAATTGAACATAGAAAAAGCAGTAAAACAATCGGAGGACGATTGCGGTGAGAGTATGCCAGTGGTAGCCCACAAGAAGAACCGTGGGCAATGGCTGGTCACGATGCCTGAGTGGGTATTCTTTGCTCTCATCAAGAAAGACTCCGAGGAGGAAAAATCAGAATGAAGGAAGAACAAAATGGAGCCGATGACAGTCGGCTGAAGTTGGGCACAGCACTCGCTGAATTTCAGGCGATGCTGGACCCAGCACTCAAGAAGAACGAGAACCCTTTTTACGGGGGGAAGTACGCTGACCTGAACTCGATCATCGAGGCGACTAAAGAGCCTAAGGCGAAATCAGGAATAGCATTCTCAGTAGTGCCTGACGTAATCGTCGAGAAGCTGAAGGCGACTAAGACCACCACCCACCCTGACGGCAGGGTCGAAACGGTGGAGAAGGAAACCCTCGCAACCATTGAGATCGTCAAGGGTATACTGATGGTCGGAGGCGTGTGGCTTGAAGGCAAGTCTATCGTGAAGACCGGAGCAAAGGGGCCTGATGACCCACAGGCACAGCTCTCTGGACAAACCTACGCCCGAAGGGGTATGCAAAATGCAATGCTCAACATCCCTGTCAAGGCAGGGGACAAGGCTGCTGAGGCTGATGCTGATGATGACGGTGAGTCTATCATCGGGGAGAAGGAGAAAGCTAAGCGGGGGAAGGCTAAACCTGCCAGCCCTAAGCGTCCTGTGATGAGCAGGACTGAAGGGGACGACCTAGGCATCTAGTGATTCGGGGAGTGGGCAGTAGCGAGAGGTTTGTTAGAGTGTGTGGTTTCTGTCATAGGAAAAGCATACTGGAGTTCCTCTCCTTTCTGGGCTCCTGCCTCCACGCCGTGACCTGCTCACTCCCTACTTAGGCTTATGAAAAAAGAAACATCAGCAACAAGGAAGCACCATGACAGCCTGTCGCCGTCATCGTTTCCTGCATACGACAAGTGTCCTTGCTACAAGTCTGGAAAGGCTGGGCCAGCGGCACAACTGGGAACACTACTACACGATCAATTCGAGAAGGAGCTACAAGAATGGCGAAAGTCACAATAGATAAAAGATGCGAAGGTCCTTTCCACTGGGAGACTGTGGGCGGGGAGAGAAAGATTGCCCCTCTGGGATCATGCGGTGAGAACCTGCAGATAGAGTACGACGATGAAGACCCGATAGCCTCACAGTGGGCATCTGTCTGGCAGAATCTGGGCCACCAGTGGGCGTGCGTGCCGTGCTCTAAGTCCGGTAACGGCATGATGCACGCTGCGGAACGGGCTAGGCAGAAGGCCATCAATGACCAGTTCTACGGTGGCATCAAGAAGCAGTTCAAGTCCGACAAGGGGAAGGAGTACCTGTTTTGAGGCCAACCTACGAGAGCGAGGAGGACAGGAAGAACGAGAAGGAGATCATCCAGTATATTCTCTCTGTCAATCGTGATGGGCTGTCCTATAGAAAGCTGCCGATTAACTACCACATGGACTACGCCGTCACCGAGGGAGAAGGCAGCTTCCCTAAGGTGATAGCCTTCGTTGAGATCAAGGACAAGAGATCGTTCAAACCGAACTACAAGCACATCATGTGCGATGTCTACAAGTGGGAGGAGATGCTGATGACCAGTAATGCGACTTGCCTACCGTGCTGGTACGCTGTGCGCGCGGGGGGAGGCATAGGGATGATTGCGGTAGTCCCTATGATTACACGCTTCGAGGTACGGTACGGAGGCAGGACAGACAGGGACGACCCCGCTGACCAGCACCCGTGCCTGAAGATACCAGTGGAAAAGTTCAAGAAACCGATAGACATATTTTAAGGAGATTTATGGAAATAGATGAAGGAGTGAGCTGGGCAGTGCGTTACGTCACGTCAATGGCGGAACGTGCTGGTGAAGATATAGAGACAGAGACTAAGGTGGAATACCTTAGGGGTGGCAAGCCAGTCACCTACGGCTACCTAGACGCATACTACAAGGGGAATCTCTTCGACCTGAAGACAGGTCAGGAAAGGGATTACGTCCTGCAGATGTGCGTGTACGCAGCGGCCCTGTGCCAGAGGGATGACCTTGATACCATCAATATCTATCTCCTCTATTCTAAAACAAGGGCAGTCTGCAACATGACCATCAGCAGGGATCAGGCTGAGGAACTGGTGGAGGACGTGATCTCTAGAGTCGAGTCCCCTGACAAGAAGCCAGCACTATGCGACTACTGCAACTGGTGTGAGCACAAGCGGGTGTGCCACGTAAAGAATCCCGACAGAATTTTACGGGCATTTAACATTGCCTGTAGGAAAAACCTCGATGCTATTGAGAAGCAATTCGCTAAGAGCATGAGGATGAAAGACAAGAAACAAGCTGATGCCCTCCTTCAGGATGTCATCAGCAATTTAACCATAGAAACATAAAACATACATAAAACATTATGGCAGAAGGAACAAGATGGGTTGACGTCACCGAAGGGAAAGACGCAACAAACCCTAAGACAGGAAAGAAATACTCCCACGTCCTTAACAGGAACACGGACAAGAAGAGCGACAAGGAACCTGATTACCGTGGAGTATTGCACCTCGCTTTTAGCGAAGAGCTACTGGGTATCATCAGCAGCAATGAAGGGAAACTGAAATGCAATTTGTCAGGATGGAAGCGTGACGGGGAATATGGCCCGTTCGTCTCCCTCCAGCTACAGCATCCTATTGACGCGCCTGTCGAGGAAGGTGCAGAGGAGGAGAACCCTTTCTAGTCAGGTTGTTTTATATACCTGAGTAGTTAACGCCCTCCCTGTCGGGAAACTGCAGCCTGACGGGGAGGGTTAACCATTAAAAGGAGGAGTTATGAAATCAGAAGAAGAAATGCGGAGCACACTCACCCACCTGTACAAGGGGAGTATGCTTCCAGCAATAGAGGTCGGACACGACCAGTACGACGAACTATTCGACATCGCACTTGCGTGTGTGTCGGATGTTACCGGAACGCCTGAGGAAGTCATCCTCGGCAGGGACAGAACACAGCCCTACCCAGTTCACAGGTTCATGCTGTTCAAGCTCATGAGGCATGAGGTAGGCACGGGGAAGAATGGGGCATTCGGAATGGAACCCACTCTGGAATGGATAGGCAACAAGATGGGCGACAGGAATCCATCCAACAAGCGAGATCACGGCTCCGTCCTTCACGGGGTGAAGTCGTTGGAAATGTTCCTAGAATCAGACAGGAGAGTTGAGCCTATATATATGCGGGTGCTGGCTAGGTTCGAGATAGCGCGGGCAGAGTACCTGTCCCTGTATCTGGACGAAGCGACCGACGAAAAGATAGTGGGGCTCAAGAAAGCTGCCACCACCATAGCCAGAGCCATCAGGAACCATGAGGATCACCTCGCTCAAGTGATGGAGCAACTGGCTAAAGCTGAACTGAAAGGAGATGACAATGAAGATATGGTACAAGACAAGTGCTCATCAGATGGATGATACCGAGATGGAATATGTCCAGTCTGTTGACGCAGGAAGCTGTGCCGTATGGGAATGGGCTAAAGGAATATGCAAGCAACGTGATGACTGCACCGTGCCTGATCGGGATGAGATCGAGATGATGGTCATCTGTCGTAGGCTGGGCATAGACGAGAAGAGGATGGACAAAATCCTCACCGCCCTTGAAAAGGTGGGCTGGATAGAGAGAGGAGATGGTTTCTTCCTTCGCATAGCTAACTGGGACACATGGCAGACCAACTTCAGGTCATCACAGTATGATGCTAAGAGGAAAAGGGATGCTTATCATACTAAGAAGACTGAGGGAGGCTCACTCAAGCTGGACGTTCCAACCTGCCTACAGGATGCGGACTTCCTCAAGGAATGGCGGGAGTGGATAAAGTATCGGCGCAGCATGGCTGCACCTGTGTCGGACGAGTCTATCTTCTTCCAACGCCAGCTCAAGTGGCTGGCAGGTTACGGGCCTAAGAAGGCCATTCAAATTCTAGACACCACCATGAGGAACTCATGGCAGGGCCTAGAGGCAGCAGCAAAGATTCTGGACAAGTAGGCTACGAGTCCGGTTGGTACGCTCGGAGGGCGGTGATGCACCCATTGTTGATCGTGGTGTAATCGCCGCTCTCTGAGTCTTCATACTTCGATGTCTGGAGAATGATACAGTTCTTCTTCAGCTCCTTCAACACCCCCCACGAGGTACACTTCGAGAGCTTCACGTCACTGAGGTTTTCGTTGATGTACCCGCTGGGGTCTTCCCATTCTACTTCCACCATTTTCCCCAGCAGCTTCTTATATTTTATCCCAGCCATCCTTGTACTTCTCCCATTTGCATACCTTGATGTTCCCTCTCCCTTTCCCTGCAGGAAAGATCACGGCAGTGCGATGTCCGGCTATATCCTCCACGGGAATAATATAGAACCCGTCGAATATCATATCGTCGAAGTCTTTAGAGTAGGAAGCGTGAAGGACCACCACGTCACAGTCTCTCTTAGTGTAGCTCTGTCTGGCTGGGCTCCCGTGGACGGTGGCGCATCTATAGCTTCCCCCCTTGTTAAGTCCTGCGGACTTGACCTGTACCCTTCGTGAATGCCCGTCCTTCTCCGCGATCAGGTCATACGAGTCCTCTATTAAAGGCCAGCTAACCGTGAAACCTAACTCTGCTAGTTTAGTTGCAACGGCCAGCTCCGCAACGCTGCCTGTCCTTTTCTTGTCCATCCATTGTCTGTAAGATTGTGTAACACAATCTCTTGAGCTTCACATGATCGTGTGAAGCCTTTGCGTATGTCTGCAGACATACGCTAGTAACCCCTCAGAATCTCTTCAATTCTATCGGGCGGTTTCTTCTTCCTGCTCTTAGGGGTCCTCTTGTTCATGTCTATCTTCATTCCCCGCATCACCCTAGCGTTCCCGCCTGAGATCAGTCCTGCCGCCCTAGCTGTTCCCTCGTAGGTTTGCTGTAGATTAACTATACTGGCATAGTCGTCATAAGACAAGTTGCGCTTAGCCCACTTGAGGAAGTCATTCTGAATGTCTGTGTTTGTGTAGCCCCCCACCTTCAGGGGTTGCGAGCTAACAACGGAACTGGACACCCTGCTCCACGACTTGTCTCTGTCATCTCCCATCAGAGAAGCCACCTTCAGGGCAGCTTCCCTAGCTCCAATCGTGTTGCCCAGATACAGCTCGTCATGTATGTCTGTGTAAAATCTCTTGTAGGGAGAAGGCAGGAATCTTCCTCCACCACTGAACATGGAGTCGGTGTCCATCCCCTTGTGATCTGCGTACCTGTCTGCTGCATTCTTGAGGGCGTAATAGTCCTGCCTAAGCTTGTGCCGTCTAGCTCTGTCCCAGTCAAGTTCGACTGCGTTTGACACCCTGTAGGTTGCCCTCTTGCCATACCTCCACAGGCTGAACTGTTTCTCAAAGTATTTCTCCATGAGTTCGGCATCAAGATACTCTTCCTGACTTTGTGCATCCTGCATATAGTGGTATGCGTTCCACGCTATCGCTAGGCCAGCGGGTTCCAGTAAGTCTTTTTGTCGCTTGCTCTCATGTCCGAATACCGCCAACCCCTGCTCCCCTGCCTCCATCACTGCCCCCATCGTTCCTGTGTACTGGATGTTCTCGTACCATCTTCCTGCTAAGTCCCACATTCTCTTCGGGAGGGGATCGTCCCCTGACGCTATCTCATGCCATGTTGGAACATCCCTGTTCATTCCGAATAGGGATGCCATGAATTGCCAGAACGCCTCGCCGCCGCCGCCGAATAGAGCAGCCATAGCCATCAAGTCCTTAACGGATAATAGCGATCCTATGCCGTATGCCTTGAGGTCTTTGAACTTCGCCTTTGTAACCGCATCAGACATATTGTCTGGGTCACCTCCCGCCTTCTTTACTGACTTTCTGAACCTTCTTCTAATGTTCTTAGCGTGAAGCTGGTTCATCATTATGCCGTAGGGCATGAACTTGCCCATGAACCTTCCCATGGGAGTGGTTAACCAGAATGGTAACTGGTTCGGAGTGTAGCCTCCCTGAGTGTCGGTAACGAACCTCACAACGAAATCAACCATCGCCGCATCGTCACCCTTCAACAGCCGATTGATCTTAGCATCATCAAATCCCTTCATCCCACCAGCGAAGCTCCTGAACTCCTCTAGTAGCTGGGGATTGCTTTTGTCCCTTTTTGCATCTATTGCGTCAGCTACCAGAACACGAGCGGTCAATGCTGAATCATACCTCACCGTAAATTCTGTGCCCTTGAATCCAGTGATTGAAAGTCCTATGCCCTGAATCTTTCTTATCCTGCGAAGGGCTACGTCTATTATGGAAAGCTCCCCCAACCTTATCTTCTCAATCTCTTCCTTCGCGGTGATCTTCTTCCCTTTACCTTCCGCCTCTGTGGCAGTTGCCTCGTACCCAGTCATAAGGTGAGTCAAGTCCTGTTGCAAAACCCCCCAGCTTCTCAGCTTAGCTGCGTCTATGGCTGCATCCTGCAGGACTATCAAGTCCGTGCCTAAGAGCTTCCCTGATACTGCGTTCGCTCCTCTTCCTGCCAGCCTTCCCAGTGCCCTCAATGCCGCCGATGTGTTACCAGCGTAGTATGCTCCCGCAACATTCTGTAGTGCTCCAGTCCCGTTGCGTATGGCACTTGCCACTCCGGTAAGCATTGTGGCGGATGCAAAGGACTCAAGCCCAGCCGCAACCTTCTCCCCCGTCTGCCCTATCCACCCCCCTACATCCCTGTATGCCGCAGCTCTTGCCCTCTTGAGTGCGTTGATCTCGGTGCTTCTAAGTGGCTTACCGTATCTCTTATGAACTATTTCAATCACCACCTCGAAGGCGTCTTTGCCGTCCATTGCTGGGTCTATACCCTGACCGAATGCCTCTATCTCTGCTATCCTCTGCGACCAGTTGTTTATGTACCCTAGGAAGGCGTCTAAGCTGAAGTCCAGCAGATCAGCGTCCAGCGGGTTCTCCCTCTTCTTTTCTAACTGGCTCATCAACTGTGAAGTAGTCTCAGTCCCATCCCTGTTGCTGCCATACCCCCTGACCTTATGCCTGTCCCTCCACTCGACTAGGGTTTCTACATCTTTCACTCCCTTGACAGTCCTTCCCACCCGGTCTATCAGGAACTCTATGGTTGGAGTTGCTTTGCTTTTTTTGTGCAGGTTCTCTAGGACTGTCCGGTATTCAGCCTTCATCACCATAGGGAACCCCTCTTTGCCCAGCTTGAAATCTCCCAGTTTGACATTTCCCTTCGAGTCCACAACGTATACCCTCGTCTCATCTCTCGCGTGAGCTCCCATCGCGTCATAAGCCTCTCCCACGCCCTCCACTATGTTTTTAGCGACTGGGGACAGCGTCTCAAGGGGCGGCTCTGGCCCCTTCTTCTGCTGAAATATGTGCCTTGCCCTCCAGTAATCGTCTACCTCGGCCTCAACTCCCTCTAGTTCCGAACTCTTTATGGTTGTCCATAGGTGCATTATGTCCTTAGCCTCGTTGTACCCGCCTTTCCTGTCGAATACCATAGAGGCGAATCTTCCCGCCAGCTTCTTGCTGTCTACTTCCATCTTGTTCCATCTTACCGCAAGGGCATTGAATCCGTAATATTCCAGAGTGTCCTCCTGTCTCCCGACCATCTGGTTCCACAACCACTGCGGCATATTAAATAGTTTTCCTACGAAACTGGTATCAGGAAGGAGGCTTATCCCCTTGTCCTCATCTTCGGCCCTTAGCCTTATCTGATTCTTTATCTCATTCGGCATCACGCTGGTGTCTGTGGCTACTGCAGCCGCTGACGCTCCCTCTATCGTGTTGCCAGCGTTCATCTCGTCAACTGCAGTTATCATCTTCTGCACCATTCCTGAATCGAACGCTCCCCTTGATACGGATGTCCCGTCAAGGGAGGCATAAGCTGCATCCAGTGCCTCAGGTATGGAGCCTTTCTTCTTGAAAACTTTCAGGGCTACGTCAAGTGCATCTTTGCTTTGCTCGGCTGGAATAACCCCCGAAACAGGCTGAGGGGCTGTAGCGTGTCCACTCTTCTTGAATGCTTCGAGTGCCTCACTGATCTTACCCAGCTCAAGCTTAGACGGGGTTACAGTCTCCCCTGCAGTTACAGCAGCCACGCTGTCCTTCATTCCTGATAAAATCCTGTCCTCTGTCTCCTCTGAGGTGACGCCGCTATTCCTGAATCCAACTGCGTTTGCCGCAGCTACCCCCGCTTTCACAGAGTCCGATACTGACTGACCAGCCTTCAGTGCCACCAGTGCAGCAGCGATCCCAGCATCAATGGCCTGTTCATCACTCAGTCCTCCAGAGCGCATATATCTAATCCCCTTAGCCTCTCTCTTAGCCTTATGCCTAGCCCTCTCAGCCTGAATTTTCTCCAGTTTCTTCTCCCACTTCCTTAACTTCCCTTTCTCTTCCTTGCTGAGCAGGTCTTTGCCCTTAGCTATCCTCTTCTTTATCCTCCTTACAGCACGAGGAGGTTCAATCGTCCCCTCAGGTTCCCATGCCGAAGACACATCTTCGGGGTCACGGATTGACACGTCAGGGCCAGCATCCGCCACCTTAGTGGGTCCAGTCTCCACGGCTGGAGGAGCATCAACGCCGAACGCTTGCTGTGCCTTCTGCAAGTCCTTTACCACTATTCCCTTAGGCCCGAACCTCTCAGGCTTATCCCCCTTTGCAATGGCAGCAGCCTCCATCTCTGCCACAGCCGCAGCCTGTTCCTCAGCCGACACCTCTCCTTCCAGCATCGGAACCTCAGGGATATACGGTACTGCCACCTCCCCCTCAGGCGTGGGAGTTACCTGAGGAATCTGTCTCGACTCACGAACCCTCGGCAGGAATGGTTGTGCTGCGCCTCCGTAACTCAGCTCCGCGCCACCTTCCCTGACGAGAAAATCTCCCCGTTCGACTTCTTCAGACACAGGAGGTGTGGATATTCCAACTGGAGAGGTCGGGGCTATCCCTAAGGTTTCTGCACCAGTGGCTACCTCTATCTCTGGGGGGGCCTCGACTGTCCCCATCTCTATCAATGCTTTATCGAGGAATTGCTTCTGCTTCGGAAGCAACCCTTTCGTTGACATATCGTAAAGTTCTTCAACCGTCTTTGCGCCAGCCTCATCGAGGACTTTCTGAGTGTCTGCGTCATAGACTTTCTTTTTCCCTGCGTCTATGTCAGCAAGAAGTATCTCAGCCTCTCTCCCCACTTTCCTCAGAAGCTCCTGTTCGCCCTTAGATAGCTCAGTGTTCGGGTCTGTGAGATTTCTGACATAGGCATCTCCGATGTCCTTGTTAAGCACCGCCTTGAGTCTGCCCAGCTCCTGATACTCGTTAAGCTCCCTTAATGTCCACTTGCCACGTATTTGCTCCCTGTCTATCTTAGCTATCTCAGGGTCAATCCACTTTCCCTCGTCCAGCTTCTTCATCCACGCAGCCTCGAACTTAGGAGCTATGGCCCTCGCGACCTCTGCCTTCATCTCCTCAAGCTCGCGAGCTGTTCTTTTCTTCTGCCCGTAGGCTCCTGCTCCTCCTATGATCCCCCCGAAAAATGCTCCAGCACCGACCCCCTTCATTATCCGCTTGAAAGCCTCCCCGTGCCCTTCCCACAGTTCGGGCTTATACCTGCGCTCAGTAAAGTAGGCGTCAACAAACTCATCAACCCCTTCCTCAACCCCTTCCACTGCAGCCGCCATCCCCGCTCTTCTTAATATGCCTTGTTTAGACGCCTCGGCTATTCTCGCTGCGTACTGAGGGCCGACTCTAAGATTTGTCTCAGCAAACAGCCCCAGCCTTCCCGCCACTGCCCCGCCGATTGCAGTTATTACTCCGGTCTTCGCTCCACTTACCAGTGCTGGGCCAATAGCCCTTCCAGCGGCAATCGCGTACAGCTCTGATTCAGGAGAGTCAGGCAGCTCCTTCCTCAGCCTGTCCATTTCTATCTCCTCATACTGCTTCATGGCAGCACCCGTCTGCTGGGTTCCTGCCCAGCCGAATGCGGAGGCTCCCATGCCTAGAGCAGTTCCGCCTCCGGTAGCCCATGTTCCTAGAATTAGCGGAACCATTCTCCCTCCTGTTCCTCCCAGAAATCCCCCTATATCGCCTATGGTTGAGTCAGGTGCTAACGCCCTTGAGGCTTCTGTGATTCCAGTGCCAACTCCCCCCAGCCCCCCTTCTCCCCATACCTCCCTAGCCGCCCTTTGCTGTGATTCCCTGCTCCACTTAGCCGCATCCCTGAACCCCAGCGTTTCAAGAATCCATCCTCCAACAAGGGCATCTAGGCTTTCCCCACCTGCCAGTATATCCGATGTCCCCGATACTACTCCCCCTACAGTCTCTCCCGCTACCCTTCCGGTGACCTTTATCGGACCTCCGGTTTTCTTTATGTTCTCCTCCTTGTCTTTCTTTATCCTCTGGACCTCTTCATAGCTAAGGGGGGTAGGGGACGCTACGGTTATGCTGGTTCCGTCACTCAGAGTGAGATTGTAGTAGAAGGGCTCCATCCTAGTTCCCTAGTTGACTCTAATCCATATTTCTCTTCCACTAATAAAGTTCCCAGCCTTGTCCTTCGGGCTTGTTGGGTCTTCCGTGAATTGATTCCTCTGCATCTGCTCACTTCTTGCCTTGTGAAATTCTATAGGCGTAAGCGGTCTAGTCGGATTCCTTCTAATCCTATGCGTTAACTCAACATCCTCTGTCACCACATTCCCTTGAGGGTCTTTAGTCGTAACTGGAATCGTGAAGACTTCTGGAGCACGTTCCACAATGTATCCTGTAGTGGCTGGAAGCCCCAGAAGCCTGATGGATTCGCTCCAGCCCAGCCCTGCAGTCTTCCTATCTCCAGCAAACCTAGCTCTTGCCCCTATCTCTGCTCCCTCGATGGCTTCTTCTTCCGTTCCAGCAGCGGAACGAGACAATACTTCCAGTGAGGAGAACGGGGTTGTGTAGTGAACGGGCTTTCCGCCCGCCCGAGTCTCTAGGATTTCTGCAGACTCGAACCAACCCTGACCGCGCTTGACAAAGTTGTTGAAATTAAAGTCCCTGAATCTGGGTATGCCGATCCTGCCTAAAGCTAAAGTGAGAACGGCTCCCGGTTCGATCCCCCTTTTTACTGCTTCTGCTCTTATCTGACTCGCCGTTGGTCTTGCTCCACCCACCGTTGGTATCCTGCTCACGACACCATCCCACCACTTGTCAAAAGCCATTTGCGCCTGCTCATACTGAGGAACCTTCTCAACCGACTCCATTAAGTTCTCCCTGTCCGTCTGTATCTTTAGAAGGGCGGCTGCTGATTTCTGTATAGCCTCATGCTTTTTTATCGGTTGTTTCAGGCGGGCTATATCAACCATTTCTTCCCAGTGTAGGTTGGCGTCTGCATCTATAGGGTCTGTCCACGGGTTTACCGGGGTAAACCCTGCATCTAGGTCAGCAATGCCCTTAGCTATGCTTCTCTGAACCCTCCCACCGTAGTTTAGCTTCAGGTATTTTTTTTGCCCAGATGCCCACGCATTGTGCAGCTCTCCTCCCAGCTCGCCCTCTTCAGCGTTGGAGGCTATTGTTTCGGTGACAACACTAAATGGTTGTCCGGAGTCGCCCGCCTGTTTTGCCAGAATTACCCTTCCTGATCTTTTAGCTCCAGTCGCTCTGGTCTTCTCGACCTCAGCTTCCTGAGCTCTATACATGGCTGCATAGTTCTTAATAGCGAGATCACTCGTACGTTTCTGCAACGTCTCTGCCGCGCTAAGTTCTGACTCCTGCCTCAGCAGAGCAGCCGCTTCTGCCTCTGGCCCAGCCGCCGCTCTCCTCTCTGCGCCAGTTATCGAAGCAAGATACTCCTGCTGCGCCCTTATATTCTCGACTGTGCCTATCTCTCCTTGCGGCATACTTTGCCTAACTGCATCCATAGCGGACAGCTTTTTCTGATCTATCCCTGCAGCTTGCCTCACCATCTCAATGGGTGAGAGCTTCACGCCTGCTGGCTTTCGTTCTGTAGTGGGATACCCCAGCTCCTCTAGAGCAGCCCCCAACGAGGCGGGGTCCCTGCTTCTCAAAGCCTCTAGAGTGGATGCCAGCTTAGCTTGTGCAGCCCTCACCACAGTCCTTTTCTCTGCTTCTTTTGCTGCCTTCTCTCTATCCAACTCCCTCCTCCTGCCCTCGAACATCTCAAAGAGATTCGGAGCCTTTGCGGATGATGCTAAGAATGCTTTTTCAAATGGGCTTGCCATAATTACTCTCCTGTTATTTCGGGAAGACTCTGTCCCGCCATTCCGGCCCTAATGCCATCCTTGCTCCCAGCATCTGGCCGCCGAACCCGCCTAGACCTCCTAACACCGTCCCGGCAATAGTTCCCAGAGGACTGCTAGGCTCGTACATACTTGCTTGAGTTCCGAACACGTTGCTGGCAAACCCCGATCCTGCTGCTGCGGCTCCGGGGTCTAACCCCATCCCTCGCTGCATCTGCGGGGTTGCAAAGGGTGAAGCTCCCTGCTGGAAGCCAGCCATCATTCCGCCCTGAGCCGCTACAGGTGCTAATCCCAATAGGGATTGTATGTTACCAACCCCCTGCTGCCTCGTAGCAAGTTGCTGGCCTAGATTCTGTTGTTGTCCAGTGAATGTGGCTCCCCGTGCCTGATTGATTTGTTGCACCCTTTGCATCGTGTTAGCAAAGTTCTGCTGCGCCAATCTGTTGGCCGTGTCACTCTCCGACTGTCCGCTGCCGAGGAAGCCTAGGTACTCACCTCTCCTTTGCTGGCCTAACTGCATTCCACCCTCCAGCTTCGCAATCGCCTCACGCAATCCTGACCCAGCTCCCAACGCCTGCCCTCGAGAAGCCGAAGCCCTTCGTACTCCCTGCTCCAACATCCTCTGCTGTTCAGGCGTCAACTGTTCTCCCCTCATTAACTGATCGGCAAGCTGAGTCTCTAGCTCCTGCCTCCCAGCGGAAGTCATCTCTGCCTCAGCCAGAGTCGGGGCAGCGACCTCTTCATACTCAGGGACTGCAACGCCTTCCCCTAAAAGTTCCTCAGCAGTGCCTTCTCCTCTCCTCAATCCTCCTGCAAACTCTTCCCTTAAACCGAACCCCTCAGGATCAACCTGACGCATCTGTTCTCTCTGTTCTGCTATAAATTGTGGTCCATACTCTATCAGGTTTGAAAGCTGTGCCTCGGTCATCTGCGGAACCATCCCCAGCAATGCCTCCGTTTCAGCCTCCGTTATGTCTATATCGCCCAACCCCCTAAAATCGGCAGACACCTGCTTTCCCGTGCGAGGATCAGCGTAGGACACAGGTTGGCCCAGACGATAAGCGGCCTCAATCCTTCGCCGTGCTGGCATAGTCTCTATGTCCGCATAAACTCCCTCGCGAGTTGCCGCTGCATAGTCTGGTGGCGGTGGTGCTTTAGATTTTCCCATAACTAATTCCTCATCAATCGGCGTTTAGCCGTGTTCATGTCAACTAACGTAACTCTTCCCCCGTACTTATGACGTACCCACGCCACCTTCTCAGCATTCTTTCCCAGATGATTCCATATCATTCGGTATAGAGCCCTTATCGCATCGGGGTGGTCGCATACTGTCATCTCAACATAACATATCGGCCCTTCCGTATCCCGATAATGCTCATGGCAATCCTCTTCATTGTCCACGAACCTCACAAAAGCCACTCCCACCAGCTCGTCACCCTTTGCCACGGCGTAGTATCGGTCATTATCGACAAACCACTGTACCCACTCCAATAGACGTTCCCGACCCCACTCCCTACAAAAGTCCAGCTTATCCCCGATCAGGTCAGCCATCTCTACGGTTGTTCTAGGGAATGTTCTCATCGTTGCGGATCGATTGTATCAGCAAACGCACTCGACTTGACTGCGTGTAATGAGAGTTTCCCGGCGTCGGTGGTCGCCATGTACTGCATCTCCTTAAATTTACCACGACTGAGCATATTATATGCCCTTGTGAAGTGCGTGTCCCTAGCCGGGACAGCTACGTTCCTCTCCAGAGTCCCCAACACATCCGATTGCAACAGTTTCTCACTCTCAGTCAGCATCGCGTCTCCCGTCTCTAGCAGGAGGCCGTTGTTTATCCCCTCCATATCCCTTAAATAGAAGAAGCTCACCAGCTGTTCATTGCTGAACCGATTATCCACATCGAACTCAACCTGATAACCCAGCTTATCAGCATAAATCTCCTTGAAATTGTAGGCGCGACTCAGGAGTGTCGTAGCATAATCATCTGTCTGATCCCGATACTCAGATTCCGTGGCCGAACTCTCAGCCACATAGTCCAGCCACGTATAAAGTTTGCCACAGTTGTCCCCGAACTGGAGCCTGATGTTCCCGCTGAAAGCTGTCACCGCAAAACTGCGAGGCTCCCAGCCTACCCAGAAGCCGCTCCACGATTTCTGCTCGGCATTGAAGACCAGCGTAGTGTCCGGGTCAGTAGCCGAGTCCAATGCTACTGAAAGCATATAACGATTCCGATAATACACCGCGCAAGACTTGCTTATGTGCGTCTTGTTAATGCGCTCAATGTAATCGTTGATCGGGGATGAAATGGGCGAGGAAATGTCCGTCTGCGCTCCCGCCTCAATGGTCGAGAGACTCCTCACGCCATCACGGGAAAGGAAGAACACATCCGGCCCCACCTGCTGTGCTGTCTGGTGAGCCACACAACCCGTCCGGTTATTGATTAGCTTGATCTCCCAATCGGCAACATCCTGCGCTGGGTTGGCGTCCACACTCCACACGCTACGCTCCTTGAAGACCAGTATCCTGAACTCAAACCACGGCAGCAGTGCAGTGATCGGGTCACCATCACCTGATCCCACCCTGATACTGTTCCCCAGCAGGTCCCACGACTCGCCGTCAAGTACGTCTGACGAATATAAAGTGTCCGGTGGCACGGACGTATTTGCGCTCGTGCAGAAAAGTCGGTTGGAGTGACTGATTAAAAGTTTCGGCTTAGAGGGTGTCTGAGATAGATGGGCTATTCCCGTTGCCGTTGGATCAGCTGATCCGGCTGCGAATGCTATGGTCGGAGGTGTAGTCGCACTATACCCACTGCTGGGAGTGTCAACCACAGCGTCAATCACCCTCCCGCCGTACCCCAGCCTCGCCGTTGCCGCTGCGGCTCCACTGCTGAACGTAATCGCAGGGACAGCCTCGTAGCCCAACCCCTGCTCAGTTATCTCAATGCTCGATATTGTCCCAGCCGTAATCGTCTGGGCTGCGGAAGCCGAGTCAACGTATTGCAGGTTCCCGACGCCATCACAGAAGTACATCCGGTCAACCAGTTGCGCGAAGTAAACGGCTGTGGCTGTTGAGTCAAAGGTTCCTCCCGTGTCAGCAATCGACCCAGTCTCGCTGACGTACTTTATCTTTCTGGTTCCGGCAGTCGTATCGTGGTTCGCAAGAATCATCTGCTCTGCCGAAGGCGTGTCATAATAAGCCACACTAATGATCGGGCCAACAAGAGTTGAACTCCACTCCTCACCAACGTCTTCCCACCGATCCCCGGTTACATCCGTGTCGTCTGTCATCTCGTTCCAGACTGCATCCAGCGTATCGCCCAGTAACTGTGACACTCCCCGTCGGGTTGTCGCATTGCCGAACGTGTCAAAGTCCACGTTCTTGCCTATATCAAACGCTCCCTCCGCTATGACGTTCTTGCGGACGTTGCTCGCTTGACCACCCGAAAAGCTGACATCACCATCCAGTGCGATGGGGTCATCAGTTAAATTGTTTTCCAGTTGTGGCATTAGCTCTTAGGCCCGAAGTCTGCTGTTGTCGCCCTGAAGTCGTACTGACTATATACGTAGGGGATTATCCTGCTGATCGACTGTCTCTGACCCTTCTCCATGTCCCTCATTATCTGAATGTGAGATGCCGCCTCAGTAAACTTGATCTGCGCCTTGCTGTACTGCCTCGACCTCTCCAGCATATCTCCCTCTACAAACGCCAGCAACGCATTGTCTATCCCGTTCAAGGCTGGCGTGTCCGAGTCCCCCAGTTCCACCCACTTCAGTTTGCCCAACACGAACACTGACCCGGCATCTTTCGGAACAGGCACAGGCTTGATTCGGCAGAACCCGCTTGCGTCCTTCGGCAGGTTAATGAAGTTTGTCGGGGTAGACCTGCGAGTGGAGATGTTCTCCCACACATTCGGGTCTATCTGGAAGAACGTCATCCAGCTATCATTGAGCAACATCAACCCGTCATCCTTGCCTGTCTTCGTAAACTTCAAGGCAACGGGGAAATCTATGAAGGTGGTTGGTGCGGATGAGGATTGGTAAAATGTAATGGTTGGAACACCGTCCAACGTGATCTCAGTGTCCTCAGCCGCTACCGCCTTGCTCGCCACACCCATTGTCTCAGTCCATAGGCCGGAGTCCCATATCATCTGGTAACGGCGGTTAACAAAATCCTTGCACACCGCTACCGAGTCCGAGGTGGTGTCGGAAAGTTTCGTGGTAACAAAGTCTGCTAATTCAGTTAATGTCATATTTCACTCCTAGTATTCCACGATAACCACTCCGTCAAATCCGACTCCGTACACTGTGCTTTGCCCGCCAGCACCGCCGCCGCCGTATGTTGTGGCGTTTCCCTCTACCCCATAAGAGCTTAAGACTCGCCATCTCCCTCCGCCTCCGAATATTGAGCCTCCACCTGAGCCTCCTGCGCTCGACATTAAGCCCGACTCTCCGGTAAAGTTAGTGTCCCCTGAAGCACCCGCACCGCCTCCACCATAGGCCACACTGCTCCCTCCTTGCTCGCCACCTGTTGCAGAGCAATAGCCGCCGAAATTTGAATCGCCACCTGCGACATTGACAGCACCCCCCGCACCCACGACAACAGTGATGTCCGCACCGGGAGTGAGTCCGGTAATAGCCTTGATTGCTGCGCCACCAGCACCTCCTCCCATCTTAGTTCCAGCATTAGAATCCTCCATCCCCCCGCCCCCGCCACCAACAACCGTCACCTTGACTGCCGTGACAGTGGCCGGGACAGTAAATGTTCCGTCAGACTCAAAAGTGTCAATCCCCCTTACTCTGTCAGCCCAACTCGGATTCGCCGCAGCACCACCACTCTCAAGAACTTGCCCAGCCGTCCCAGCGGCCAATCTCGCTGGTGCGCCGCTTGCGCCATAATAAAGTACATCTCCTTGAGTGCCATCTTCCAACATCGACAGGTCTACTGCGTTGGCCTGTATAGTCCCCGCAGCCGTTACACCTGACCCACTGAAATCCACGTTCCACGCCACATCACCCGTCATCGCTATGTTCCCAGTAGCAGCAAGAGCTGTGGCCGTTGCGGAGTTCCCCGTACAACTTCCCGAACTCCCAGTTACGTTTCCAGTAACATTTCCAGCAACATTTCCTGTTAGTGCGCTCGCAACTGCCGTGGCTGTGATGGTTCCCGTGGATGGGTTGTAAGTAAGGTTGCCGTCCATCTCCAGCCCGTGATTCCCGCTGGCTGTCGCTGCATCGGCTACAAATGAAATCAGGTTCTCTTCATTGGTGGATTCGTTGTCAGTAACGTAAGCCTTTGTCGCCGTATCCGCATTCCCCGTCAAATCTCCCACCACACCGCCAGTCGCAGTAACCGCCCCGGTAAGCGTGGATACCCCCGTCACCTCAAGGGTCGCGGAAGAGTCATCTGATTGCTTGATCTGAACCGATGCCCCAGCCAGCTTTAATGCGGAGTTATTCGCCGTGCCATCCTGAATGGTGCGGGGAGTGCTGGGGTCTATCCCCGTTGCAGCAACCTTCAGCAGAAGATCGTAAGTCGAGGCTACCGTCTGTCCTGTTAATGTTGCCATATCAATTTCCTCTTTCTATCTCTACTTCAAGCTCCGCAATGGTGTCCAATGCTTCCCTCACCCAGTCAGGAGCCGCTATCGTCGCCGCCTGAAACTGCGGGTGAGCTATCATCCTCTCCCCGTTGTCCAGGCGCGGTGAGAAGCACCCCGTCAATAGCAGCACGGTTGCGATCACGCTTTTCCCCCAACCGTTCCATCGCTGCCTTATCATCCAGCTTATCTCCAATCCTTTCCACGGCTTCCACCAGTTTCGGTAGGGCCGCTAAACCCTTCAACGCCTCCAGAATCATTTCTTCTTCGTGGCATATTCCTTCATCGCATCCACGATTCCCTGACCGCCAATGTACGCAGGGACAATTATGACCACTGCGCCTATTACGCGCTCTGCCACTTCCGGCGTCAGGTTCAGCCAGTCAGTTGCCACAACGAGCAAAAGCCCTCCGAGTGCAACCCACAGTTTTCGTGATTTAAGCTTTTCTTTCATTATTCTTTTAGTAGTTTAGCAATCTTAACCGCTGTCCACACACAAGTCATGGCAAGCAGCAGTATCTTTAACACCAACTCAAGGTCAGTCAGGCTGACTGCGGCTAACACTCCGCCGTTCACCCCGAACATCTTGAGATATTCACTCATGTCATCCATCTGCATCCACCCTACTCATCCTGAAATTATTCGCTCGGTGCAGGAGCTTGCCACGCGAATGGCTTGCTGGTCGGCCTTATCTTCGCCGCAGCAATCTGCGAATCCAGAGACGCCTGAAAGCCCCTTTCCTCAGCTACCGTATTGGCAATTTCAATTGCCCATTCCTCTGTCAAGTCTTCAAACGGAATGAAGTTATCCGGATCAGGCGGGGAGAGCTTGTGCATCGTATCAATATACGCACTGTATTCTCCGTCTGTTCCGGTCATACCGCAGACTAAATCCACGACCACATTGCTGAGATCGCCCTCGTCCTTTTGAAGAGCCTCTAGTCGGCTCCAGTTGTATGTGTTTGGCATAAATTGTTGTTGTTGTTGTTGTTTAAGAAGTGCCTGTCCAGAAACCCTGAATATACATCTTACAATCCGTCAATGCGTTGCCAGCGGTTGTAGCGTTGACCACCAAAAAATTGTCAGAATCCAGTGCAAAATAATCCTGCGATCCAGTGTCGTCATCGCCAACAGTAGCCGCAAATCCAGTCATTGCAGATTGACTACCTGACACGTATTCCGATACATAGAGATCAATCAATTCGTCAGTAAATGTACCATCTGGGTGGTATGACCCCCACAGGATTGAACTGTATCGGTCTAGCCCTGTTGGGTCGGCAGCACCCTCATCAGTCCAGACATCAAACTTCCAATCGCCCGAAGAACTCGCCCCAAAAACTGTCACCCAAATCTTTAGTATCGTGAAAGACTTCGGGAAATAGTGATACCCCTTCTCGCCCGTGCCAGTAATGCCCCCCATGTTGATGGTAAGGACATCCGTGTTAAGCGGTATATCGGTTCCAATGTCGTCCGTGAAAAAGGCCGCTGTGCCGCGAGTGGCGGACTTACACCAAATCTGACCGTAAGCCGCAGTGTCAGCTCTGGCACTTCCCAGCTCTTTCAGGGTGATTGAGCCTTCCACGGTTAATTCTGTTCTGGGTGAACCCGTTGAAATCCCCACATGCCCAGTGCTACCCTCTACAAAGATAGCGTTCGCGTCTCCTACAGTTGCCACCGTAAAGTTACGGTCAGCGGGACTAATGGTGTTGAACAGAAAGTCGCCGCCCTCAATGTGGAGCGCACCTGAAGGTATGTCTGTACCAATTCCTAACCGCTTATTTGTGTCATCCCAGAAGAGTTTGTCGGCATCACTGTCAAACGCTGATCCGTCAGAGAACTGAACTGCACCTGCTATTCCAGAAGGAGTTCCGCCGCCGCCAGAAGCAGCTTGAAAAGTTGGGGCCGCACCAGCACCATTGCTAGTCAGAACGTGTGTGTCACTTCCCACAGCTACCGCCGCCGCCACGCCGGATGAGTTCCACGTTATCAATTCGCCATCCGTGCCGTCAGCGATACCAGCGATGGGCAATCCTGTGCAGTTTGTAAGCACTCCACTTGCGGGAGTCCCTAACGCAGGAGCCGTCAATGTTAACCCAGCAATGGTTGCTGCGGTTGATCCGAGGCTGATTGAGGTTGAGCCAACCGTGACTGCACTATTTGCAAGGCTCGCGTTAGCAAGTGTATTCGTGAAAGAACTTGCAGCCAGATCAATAGCCAGCTCCGTGGACTCAATCACCAGTCCGCCGTTGGCCTTGAGGTCGGTACTAAATTCTGTGCCACTCAAGTCCAGCCCGTCCCCAGCCGTGTAGGAAGTTCCAGCCGATGCGGATAAGTCTACTTCGGCAACACCGTTTGCTATCCAGTATGGCCTAGCATTCCCGCTACCGTCTACCTTTGCGTAGAGGACTCCTCCATCAGCATCAGCGGGTGCGCTCGGTGCAGCCTCCTCGGACAGATGCAACCTGCCATCAATCTCAAGAGCCTGATCGGGATCAGTGACTCCGATGCCGACGTTGCCGTTAGCAGCGAATCGTACCCTCTCAGCTATTGATCCAGCGTTATTTGTGGAAAATGCTAAATATCCACTGGTTCCGTCTGTCCCTCCAACGACACCTCCTTGCGTTACCCCGTTACCTCTAAAGTCTAGGGCAGCTAGATTATAGCCAGCACCAGCCTCAATCAGCGCGTTGGCATTGGCAGCATCATCTTGAACGTGCAGTTTGTACCCTGCATCTGGCGCAGCCGTCCCGATGCCGAATTGCCCCGTAACGTAAGAGTCGCCCGTGTCTCCAACCAGTCTGGCTCCGAGTACGCCTCCACTAAAAACCTCTACACAACCTATCTTGTTCGTCGCGTGAAGGTCGCCCATTCGTGTTACGTTAGTTCCTCCGCTGGTAACTGAAATGTAGTCCTCACCGCTGATGGCTACCTCTAGCTTATCACCCGGCGCAGCCGTCCCGATGCCGACGTTGCCAGTACCTCCCTCAATTGTGAAGGCATTTACACCTCCCGTAACATCTCGGATTACAAAAGGATCGGTGGCTATGTCTCCTCTAGAAGCTAGATTCCATGACCGAGCGTCGTTTGTTATTCTTAATGCGGGTGCTGAAGCAGTTCTTAAATCTTCAATATGAAGTCTCTCTGCTGGCCCAGCCGTCCCGATGCCGACGTTTCCGTCACTTTTTATGACTAACTTCTTCGTGGCTTGAGTACCAAATTGGAAATCTGCATTATCATTTATATCATTGAACGTAATTACACTTTCAGCAGCAGCAACAATCAACCGTGTGCCTGTTGTGGTTGTCACATTATTCATGTCAAACAGAGGCGTCTTTGTTCCCCAACCACTGTTGGTTGGAACTAGGGAGATTCCGCTGAGAGTAGATGAATTAACCAGAGAAATTCCCACCCCATTGGTTGCCGTGGAAATCTCCAAAGGATGGGAGGCGGGAGTTGTACCAATTCCCAACTTCTCCTCAATCTTAACGTCACCGCTGGAGTCAATTCGCATTGCTTCCGCGTTGTTTCCTGCCTTAATTGAGACTTGACCTGTGCCAGAAGAGATTGTGGAACCAATTTCAAAAATGGCGGTGTCGTGATTCCACCGCACCAACGCTCCACTGGAGTCTGTCGGTGAGCCGAAAACTATATTTGAATTATTGGCATCGGGAGCCAGTATAGATAACCCGCCAGCACCACTATTCTCCACGATTAAATCGTCTGAGTTGGCATTGGGCGTTATTGTTCCGGCAGAACCCGTGTGGACATGAAGGGTTCCATCCGGATCAGCCGTCCCGATGCCGACGTTTCCTGCGCTATCAACCACAAGGTTTGCACCAGCTGCGGTGGTATTAGACATACCCATGTATGCCACATTACCTGACGTACCAAAGAATGCATTATCAAGACTATCTGATATTTGTATATGTGCGTTACCATCTGTACTTTGAAAGGTCGCAACTTCATTTGCAGCACCTGAATCAAACACTGAAGAACCGAACACATGAAGCTTGCCAGCTGTTGGCGTTCCGCCTATGCCGACGTTGCCGCTGGAGTCGATGGTCATAACCGCCGTACCCCCGACTTCAAAACCAATGTCGCCTCCCGCAGAATTTAATCCTAAAGCAGTGCCATTCCCCCTTATCCAGTTTGAATCGTTGTTCCCAGCCGTTCCTTCATTTCCGAGTGTCAGTCTTACTTGTGACGCTCCAGCCATATTAACGTAGTTGGTGCTTGAGTTCACATACAGAGTATCCGTGTCAACTGTAAGGTCGCCTGTAACTGCAAGTCCCGTTGAATCAAACACAAGGCTGCTGGTTCCTTCAATCGCACTTGAACTGCTCCACACAGCCACCTGATTGTCTGCTCCACTTCCCGTGACTGT